TGAATCTTTAAAAAAAGATCCAGACGCATTAAATGAGTTTTATAGACAGTTTCCAAGATCTGAGAACCACGCATTCAGAGATGAATCCAAAAATAGCTTATTTAATTTACAGAAAATATATGAACAAATAGATTACAACGATACGAATGGCACACATAGTTATGTAGATAAAGGAGATTTTCATTGGGAAAATGGTGTTAGAGGTACAAATGTTGTTTGGACACCGTCTAGAAATGGTAAATTTTATGTAACTTGGATACCGCCGAAAGAACTTAGGAATAATGTACGTAGAGACAATAACAAGTATTACCCACTTAATATTCATATTGGCTCTTTTGGTTGTGATAGTTATGACATTTCTGGAGTAGTTGGTGGAAGTGGGTCTAAAGGGGCATTGCATGGTTTGACAAAAGTAAATTTTGACAATGCTCCATCAGAATTGTTTTTTTTAGAATACATAGCAAGGCCTCAAACAGCAGAGTTATTTTATGAAGATGTTTTGATGGCTTGTCATTTTTACGGAATGCCGATATTAGTCGAAAACAATAAACCAAGATTATTATATTACCTTAAAGAAAGGGGTTATAGAGCTTTTGCTCTGAATAGACCAGATAAGGCTAGATCAGATTTATCAAAATCAGAAAGAGAGTTAGGTGGCATTCCATCATCTCAACCTGTAATATCAGTGCACGCCGAAGCAATAGAAGCTTATATAGAAAGAAATGTTGGTGTTGATAGTCTAGGATTGTATAGAGATATGGGTGACATTGGCAATAAAATGTATTTTATGAGGACCTTAAAAGATTGGTCAAATTACAATATATTTAATAGAACCAAATTTGATGCCACAATCAGCTCTGGATTAGCTATTATGGCAAATCAAAGGTATGTGACAAAGCCTGAGAAAAAGCGTAGCAAAATAAGTGTTAACTTTGCAAAGTACGACAACTCAGGTCTGAATAGCGAAATTATAAAATAGCAATATGCTAAACGACGATTTTAAAATTGCCAGTATATCCTTTCCAGATCAGTTAGCTCCTGACTCAGTCAAAGGGTCATTGGAATATGGGCTTTCTGTAGGTAAAGCTATAGAATCCGAGTGGTTTAGAAAGGATAATGGAGCTGCTCGTTTTTATAACAACAGAGATAATTTTCATAAGCTAAGACAATATGCTAGGGGTGAACAATCTGTTCAAAAGTATAAAAATGAGCTAGCAATCAACGGAGATACATCATACCTCAATTTAGATTGGACACCTGTTCCTATTGTTCCAAAGTTTGTAGATGTTGTTGTTAATGGTATGTCAAATAGGCTGTTTGATGTAAAGGTCGAAGCTATAGATGATGTGGCTAGAGTCAGAAGAAATAATTACAGACAAATTATAGAGGATGATATGTTGGCTAGACCTGTTCTCGAAATGCTTCAAGGGGCTAGTGGCAACAATCTTTTTAATTCTGATCCCGAAAAACTTCCAGAAAGTGATGAGGAGCTGGAACTTCATATGCAACTATCTTATAAACAAAGAATTGAAGTTGCTGAAGAAAAAGCATTAGAAGCTATTTTAGATGTAAATGATTACGAACTTATAAAGCGTCAGGTTGATGAAGACGCAACTGTATTGGGACTGTCTGCTGTAAAACACTCTTTTAACACGCATGATGGTATAAAAATAGAATATGTCGATCCAACTCAAATGGTATTTTCACCAACTGAAGATCCTAATTTTACGGATTGTTATTATTTCGGTGAGGTTAAAAACGTAAATATTACAGAACTTAAAAAAATAAATCCTTCTTTAACGCAAGAAGAAATTAAAGATATATCTAAATTAAGCGCAAAGTTTGATGCTTATCAAGGTATTAGGGGTGGTTACAAAACAGATAATTTCGATTCAAACACTGCTACTTTATTATATTTCTGCTATAAAACAGACAGAAATATAATCTATAAGGTAAAAGAAAATAATAATGGAGGTAGGAGAGCTATCAGAAAAGACGAAGATTTTAACCCACCAAAAACAAAAGACGCAAAATTTGAGAGAAAATCTAAAAGAATTGACGTATGGTATGAAGGAGTTATTGTCCTGGGAACTAATACAGTGTTGAAATGGGAAGTGATGAAAAATATGGTAAGACCAAAGTCAGGTATACAAAAAACACTACCGCCATATATTCTTACTGCGCCCAAAATGTATAGAGGCCAAATAGATTCTTTAGTGAAAAGAATGATTCCTTTTGCTGATCAGATACAACTAACGCATTTGAAACTACAACAAGTAATTTCTAAAATGATACCTGATGGTGTTTATTTAGATTTGGATGGTATTGCAAGTGTAGACTTAGGTAACGGAGCGATGTATAATCCAAACGAAGCTCTTAACATGTATTTTCAAACAGGAAGCGTTGTAGGAAGAAGTTTTACAGAGGATGGTGAGTTTAACAACGCTAAAGTTCCAGTACAAGAACTTAATGGATCTGGATCAAACGCTAAAATATCTTCGCTTGTAGGTATGTATAATCATTATGTAACTATGATTAGAGATGTTACAGGAATTAACGAGGCTAGAGATGGCTCTATGCCAGACGCTAAAACCTTAGTTGGTGTTCAAAAATTAGCTGCTTTGAATTCAAACACGGCTACAAGGCATATTTTAGATTCTGGGTTGAGACTAACTAAAAGATTAATTGATGCGGTATCTTATCGTTTTTCAGATATGATTGAATATACCGACATGAAAGAGTCTTTAATGAATATGATTGGTTCAAAATCAGTTGAGATTTTAGATGAAATAAAAGATGTGCATCTTCACGATTTCGGTATTGAAATAGAGTTGCATCCAGATGAAGAGGAAAAAGGTTTGTTAGAACAAAGCATACAACTTGCTTTGTCAAACCAAATGATAGATTTGAATGATGCTATAGATATTAGAAATATAAAAAACATAAAGCTTGCTAATGCCTTGCTCAAAATTAGAAAAGATAAAAAAGAGGGATTAGATATGAAAAAGAAACAAGCTAATATAGAAATGCAAACTCAATCAAACATAGAATCTTCTACAGCTGCATCTAATAATAATATGAAAGAGATGCAGATGAAAGCACAAACAGAAATGCAGCTATTACAACAAAAACATAATTTTGAGCTTGAAAGAATGAAACAACAAGCTGAAATCGATATGATGTTGCAAAAACAAAAGTTAGATATGTCTGTGCTTTCTAAACAAACAGAATTATCTCAACTTCAAAATAGAGAAAAGGTTAGAGAAGATCGTAAAGATCAAAGAGTAGATAAGCAAAGTGAAAATCAATCAAGATTAATTGAGCAAAGAAAAGGAAATCAAACTGCTCAAACATTTACAAATAATACTCAAGGTATAGTAGATGAATTGCTTAACTAATATGTATTATAAAAATGTATATTTTTGTGTAATAAATTTAATTCAATAAAATGGCGGATATAAAAGTAAAAGTCCTGGAAGAAGACGCACCAGGTGTTAAAATTAAATCTGAATCTCCTAAAGAAGAGGAGGTTAAGGTAGAGGAAAAAATACAGGAGCCAGTTGAGGAAACTCAAAAGGAACCTGAAAAAGAGCAGGTTGTAGAGGCTAAAGAGTCTGAAGAAAAAAAAGAAGACGTTAAAGTTGAAGCGCCTGTTGTAAAAGAAGAGGTTCAAGAAGAGCCTCAGAAAGATGTTCTTTCAAATACTGAAGATAAACAAGTTGAGCTTCCAGAAGACGTAAAGTCTTTTTTAAAATTTAAAGAAGAGACAGGACGAGGGATGGATGACTATGTTAAGTTGAGTGTTAATTACGACGAGATGAATGAATCTGATTTGTTGCGTCAATACATAAAGCAAGACAAACCTCATTTTGATGAAGATGATATTAGCTACTATATTGAAAGTAATTTTATTTCTAAAGAAGGAGATGAAGATAATACCATCAGAAAGAAAAAGCTTGATTTGAAAGAAGCTATTTACGAAGCTAAACAACACTTTAATAAGTTAAAGGAAAATTACTACACCCCTGTTGAGTCAACAGATGCAGTACCTGAAAACTATAAAGAAGCGTTTAACTTTTATAGCGAATATAAGAAGGACCAGGAAAAGCAGGATATTTTATCCAAAAAAAGAGGGCAGTATTTTCTTGAGGAAACTGACAAGTTGTACAATCAGATCGAAGGTTTCGAGTTTGACTTAGGTGACAGCAAACAAGTTTACAAGATAAACGACAAAGAATCTGCAAAGAAACAGACTGCTAGTCTAAATAACTTCGTAGGGAAGTTTTTAGATAAAGAAGGATACATAAAAGATACTGCTGGTTATCATCGTGCAATGACGATAGCTGCTCAACCTGATCAGTTCGCTAAGTATTTTTATGAGCTTGGAAAAGCGAGTGCAGTCGATGGGATTGTAAAAGAAACAAAAAACATTGATATGACCGTAAAAGCAAATACAGGGCAAACAGATGATGGTAGAACTAAGTTTAGAGTCGTGGACAGTGGGTATGGGTCTTCTTTGAGAATTAAAAAAAGAAATTAGAAACCTTAAAAAATTATTATTATGAGTGTAACAATGTCACCAACGCCAGCTAATGTACCCATTACGCCAGCGCCGACAAAGTCGACATTATCGACTAACTACATCACTAGTTTTGACTTTCTAAGTCAATATCTACCTGATGTTTATGAAAAAGAATTCGAAAGGTATGGAAATAGATCTATTGCTTCTTTTATGAGGCTAGTAGGAGCTGAAATACCTTCTAACTCTGACCTTATCAAATGGACAGAGCAAGGACGTTTGCATACAATCGTTAAGAGTGCTACAAGAAGTGGAGAAGTTATTACTTCAACTGGTCACCCTTTTAGATTGAATCAAACTGTAATCATTTCTGATGGTACTAATACTGCTAAAGCATTAATTACTGCTGTAAACGCTAACGGAAACGCATTTACTGTTTCTGCTTACGGTGCAGCTAATTTAACTGCTGCAGGAATGACTGGAACAACTGGACTAACTGTATTCGTTTATGGTTCTGAATTTAAAAAAGGAACTAACGGAATGGAAGGAAGTTTAGAAGCTAACCCTGTTATCTTCGAAAACAGCCCTATTATAATCAAGGACAAGTATGAAGTTGCTGGTTCTGATTTAGCACAAGTGGGTTGGATTGAAGTTACTACAGAAAATGGAGCTACTGGATATCTATGGTATTTAAAATCTGAGCATGAAACAAGACTACGTTTTGAAGATTATTTAGAGACTGCTATGGTTGAAGGTGAGCCTGCTGCATCTGGATCAGCTGCTGCGACTGCTGGTTTCAAAGGTACAAAAGGTTTATTCCATGAGGTTGAAAATAGAGGAAACGTTGCTACAGGTTCTATTGCTGCAAAAACAGACGTAGAAGCTATTGTAAAAGTTTTAGATAAGCAAGGTGCGATTCAAGAAAACGTTATTTTCTCTGCTAGAGATAAGTCTTTTGAAATAGACAATATGCTAGCGGCTCAAAATAACTTTGGTTCTTCAGGAGCATCTTTCGGTTTGTTTGACAATGATAAAGACATGGCTTTAAATTTAGGATTCTCTGGATTTAATATTGGTTATGATTTTTATAAAACTGACTGGAAATATCTAAACGATGCTACAACTAGAGGAGCAATCGGTGATATCGATGGTATCGTAGTTCCTGCTGGTACTACAACTGTTTATGATCAAGTACTTGGTAAAAACGCTAAAAGACCTTTCTTACACGTACGTTTTAGAAAGAGTGAAGCTGAA